GTCGGCTATGATTTCGTCCGACCTTTGAAGTCCGCAACGTTGAGCAATGTCTGCATTGGTTAACCCTGACTGGTAGAGGATTTCGCGCACCCAAAGTTTCCCCTCTTGATATAACACCTCCACCAATGCAGTCGGGTCGTTCGTAAACCCGAAGTCCAAGCCGTAGGCTTTCCACTTGTAACCCGTTGGGAAGTCTTTAGTCTCTTGCCAGTTCTCGTAGATAGCACCTTCACGCCTTGACCTTTGACCTAAACCGTAGACCTTCCACTTGTATTCATCCGCAGTTCCTCGTGATACATTGAAAGGGGTAGGCTCGTAGCTGTTGATTTTGTCGCGGATGTGCTGGTCTAAGAATGTGTTGTCCAACATCGTGGAGTGAATCAGGACCACATCGTCACGCTTTAAGACGTTGTCGTAAATCCAATGCTCATCTGTTGACGGGTTGTAGTCGAGAATCCATTTCCCTTTGCATCTCTGCTCTAACTGGTCGAAATCATCCTTGCTGGTTTCGATAGCCTCGTTCAGCCAAAAGTAATCTGTTTCGATACCGTGTAGCTTCTGCGAATCATCTAAGCCGTAAAACTCAAACGTAGAGCCGTGTGCTGAGTAGATTAAGTCTGTCTTGTTGAACGCCTCGTCTTCCCATACATCAAGGCTTTGTAATACCTTCTTGAACGTGTCGAGTACGGTCGGTTTAATCCACGTCCTTCTGAACCTTGCAATCGCAATTCTCTTCGGTTCTTGTAGTCCCGTAAGGTATAACGCTTGGCAGATGCTCCACGTCTTGGATGAACGTGAGCCACCTTCAAGCACAATTCCCCGAATGGATTTATCATTAAGGGCTTGCCACAGGTCATAAAATACGCCAGTTCCTTCAATCTTCACGTCAGTTTATTGGTTGACAATTTGGTCGGTTTCGTCAGTCTAAGGCTCAACATCTTTTGACCTTGCCGATTCTTGCTGTGCCTTGCCGCACACTTGGCATTTCTTACCACCTTTCAAGTAGTCCTTGCGCCATACGTGAGCATTGCATCGCCTCTTCTTTATTGCTATGTAAGCACTATGCGCGGTCATCGGTATCGGATACATTCGGTCTCCTTATTATAATCTCCACCTTGTCGGGCTTGCCTCCGTTAACTGTCTGCTCTACTTCTTCTTTTGGCTTACCGTAGACCCTGTCAAACAGAACATCCAAGATATGAATCGAACCCTTCTCGTAGTCCCGTTGGGCTTTCTTTGCTATGAGAGCAATCCAAAAAGGTAGCTGGTCGTTCTTTGCCAACTCCACCAACTCGCTCCGGGACTTGCCGAGTACGTTCTTGATGATGTCTTGAACCTGACCCTTCGACAGCTTGACGTTATGCTCGTCTAAGAAGTGTTCCTTCAGAAGAGTTTCCACGTTCTTCGGTCTGCCTTTCGGGTTGCCGCTCTGTCCTTTCTTGAAGGGTTTTAGGTTCTCAGGTGTTCCGCCTTCGTTCATTGTTTAATCTATGTTACTTTCCACAAGATGGACAAACCTCTTTCGGTTCGGTTGCCTTCGGTTCTTCGTCTTTATCTACCCATTTGTCAGGAGTAGCAAGTCCCCAATCGTTTAAGAGTTGGTAGTCCCATTCATTAGCCAAATCATCCCAATTAAACGAGCCTGTGTTTGCGTTCAATCTGATGTTCAATTCTCTTTCATCCTCATCATTAAGGTCAAGGACAACGCAAGGCACTTCTGTAACACCCATTTCTTGAAGTTGTCTAACTCTGAAATGACCTCCTACAATGTAGCCAGTTCGCTTGTTCCACACTATCGGCTCAACAACTCCGTACTTCTTCAGAGATTCCGTAAGGTGCTTCCCTTGCTTCTCGGTGCTTGTTCGAGGATTGTAAGGTGCTGGAATCAACTCCGTGATGTGCTTGGTTTCAATCTGCATTGATTGTGATTTTAACGAGTGCTTTCTTACCCTTCTCTTTGAGACAGCATAGTTTAAATTTCTTACCGCTTCCACAAGCGCATGGGTCGTTACGGTGTATCCTTACAAAAAAATCCATTCTTGTAGTTTGAAAGTGCTTGTTGTGGAGTGTCTCCTACGGCTTTTTTGCAAGGTTCTCCGTTCCAGTAATCGTCTGCGGCATCTCGATGAAAGCAGTACCATTTCATTTGGTAGGTGTTTTGAGTGATATACAGCCCGTAGTTCTCATGGTTCTCGTTTTGCCTCATCTAAATTTCTTTTGATTTCGATTGCGACCCCCGCCTTCTCCGCTTCCTTTTTGGAGTCGTAGATGCAGTCTCCGTTTCCCCACCTCCACTTTCCGTTAGGGCATTGTCTTGCTGGCATTGATAAAAATTTAATAGTGCAACACTCATTAACTGCGGAGTTCTTCCACAAGTGAAACAGACCTTAGCTTTCGGGTCGATGTAACTCCAAGCATCTTGGTAAAGTTTCTGTTCTTCTCTTGTTATTCTTCCCGAATACCTCCCTTGTCCCATCATTGTGATTTGGTCGAGCCTCTCAGCTATAAATAGCAAAACTTCGTTTTTGTCCATCGTTAGAATTTTAGCCCAGTCCGGGTCTTGTTTCAAGTAATCCGTTATAGTTCGAACCTCCACATCAATCTTTCAAATAACACACTCAGCAAAGGAATGTAAAGAAGAGCCTCAGGGTCGTTGACGCAATAAAGAACCCCGAACCAAAACGACATACACAGCCGACAGTCCAACGGTTTAAACGAATAGCTTTCGTCCATACCTAACCACTTTTTTAGAAGTAGGTCAATTGCGAGTACCTCAATCCAAAGGTAGCTTAATACGCTCGCGGATAATCCGCTCAAGATGTATAGCATAGTAGTTGTCTCTTAGTTGGTCAAGTGCTTTATTAACTGTGTTTCCTATTGACTTGTAGGGTATATCTACCTTCTTTCCGACCTTTCTGTAGCTGCCTTCATCCAACCATAACTTCAAAACTTCGCGGTCGTACCAATGTAGTTCTTCCATTAGGGTTTCAATGAGTGAAATATCGTCTTCTTTCTCCCAATCGTAGTCCTCTCGGTCATGGTCGACTTTCTTTGAATTGTGGAGGTCGTATAGCTTCGAGAATGAAGAACGTGGACTTGTTGCCATTGTCATCATGGTTCGGACCACATAAAACCTTAGGTAACCGCCTTCGTTTATCTGTTGCCATTTCTCGTCAGGCATCTCCAGTATGACCATTACAACCTCTTGTATCAAATCGTCAGGGCAATTACACAACTTCTGCGCGAGTTCATACAACTCAACGTCAGATAGTAGGTCAATTGCAGCTTGGTCTTTCACGCGACTAATGTAAACAATTTTGTTTAACGTAAACCATGCTCCCTTTCATGGCAAGCCCAACAAAGCACTTTAAGGTCAGATAGTAATTCGTTTCCGAGTCTTTCGTAGGTCAAATGATGGACTTGCAATCGGTGCTTGATTCCGCAGACTTCGCATTTTGCGCCTCGTTGCTGAAGAACTCTCGTTCTTTTTCTTTGCCAGTCATCGGAGTTAAGATAAGACTTATAACCTCCGCCAGTCATTGACTGTATAATTTCCTTGATGTGTCTTGGTCGTGCCATTAGAAAGGTGGTTGATTAAATTCGTTAGATGGTCGCATTGCCTCGTTGACGTTTTCAAACCTTGTGCATTCGTGTCTGAATCGCATCTCAATATCTCCGCAAGCCCCGTTTCTATTCTTTGCAATAATCACGTAAGCAACTCCAAAAAGTGAGCCGTCCTCTTTGTCGTAATACTCAGGACGGTAAATAAACTCTACAATGTCAGCGTCTTGTTCAATGGCCCCTGAATCTCTAAGGTCAGAAAGTAGCGGCTTATGGTTTCCGCCTCTTGTTTCTACCGCTCTCGATAGTTGAGAAAGACAAACGATAGGCACGTTTAAATCCTTTGCCAGCATCTTTAATGCTCTTGAAACTTCGCTGACCTCTTGTTCCTTTGAACGACCAGCACTTACTTTGTGGTTAATCAACTGAAGATAATCAATGTACACCGCGTCCAAACGTCCTTTCATTTTCATCTTCTTACATCGTGTCTTGATTCCGTTAAGCGTGTACACATCGTCGACAATCAGTAGCTTATCGCTTGTAAGGTAACTTACCTGTTCGTTGTATCTATTCCATTGCTCAGAGTCTAATCGACCGCTTCTAATATTGCTCAATGGTATTCCTGTATGGATACTAACGAGGCGTTGCATCAACTGTTCCGCACTCATTTCAAGACTGAAAAAGATAACGTGTTTGTCATGTTCAAACGCCATATTCATTGCCTCGCATAGTGCTTGTGCTGTCTTACCCATTGCTGGACGTGCGGCTTTTATAATCAGGTCTGAGTTTTGTCGACCTCCGTACACCCTGTCTAAATCCTTGAACCCCGTTTTAAGCCCTGTTATTCCGCTCGTTTGGCTTGCCAGTTCCATCTTCTT